CGCAACAGCATAGGCAACGGCAAGGCCGGGCCACTGCGGTACACTGTCTTCGCCACGGCATTCCACGCGCCGTTCATTGAGTTCGGCACGGTGAAAAAAGTGAGCGTACCTGCAGAACTGCAGCAGGTAGCGCAACAGGTCAAGGGCAGGCCCAAGCGCGGCACATGGAGGACGTTCATTGAGGACATCTACTTATGGGGTACTAAAAAGGGTATCATGAAAAAAGGTGATCGCGGCCATGCCCGTGCCATCGCCCGAAAGATATACATAAACGGCATCGCCCCGCAGCCGTATCTTTGGCCTGCATTCCTGACCGTTCGACCGAAACTGATACAACGACTGCGCGCAGAAATCGACCGAATTAAACTGTGAAAAACCCCGGCAAGTCCATACGAGAAGCGTACATGACCGCACTGCAGGGCCTGACCTATGACGGAAAGGCCGTGCAAGTGTATGAGTTTATGCCTATCGAAACACTCCCGGACAATTACGTCTACATCAACGCCATCACATACAACCAAACTGGCAACAACCAACTGTTCATCTACACCGCAGGGGTGGCCATCGACATCGTCACAAAGCAGTACAAAAAACTTGATTACGATGTCGTAGACGGCATCGCAGAGCAGGTACAAAACGCCATCCTTGCATTCCCTTACAGTCAAATCCAAGATAGTAACTTTGGGTTCATGAACACGGTGTTGGAGTCGGCCCAATACATCGTGGAACAGGACGGGTCGGCCTTCATCGTCAGGAAAATCATTAGGTTTACACAATCTCTAATTCAAAAGTAATGGCGAACATAACGGGCAACACGCAAAACATCGAAATCGACTTCGCGCCGACATCGTCGTATAAGACGCTGATTTGTCTGCGGACGTCGAGTGTCAACACCACTCTGACGGTCAACGAAGACGAGACCAACTGCGGCAAATTGACGTCTGTCGGTGAACCTGGCTTCACGTTCGATTTCGACGCCGTTTGCGAGACCACGCAGACCGCGACGCAGGCATCGTATGATGACTGCCTCACGGCCATTGTCAACAAGACCAAAGTAAAGGTCCGGTTCCAAAACCCGACCGTGACCGGTTCGTCTATCGGCACCTTTTACCATCATGAGTGCGAAGCCTACTTCACGTCCCTGACGCTGAACCAAGACGCCGCAGGCGGTGCCTACATGTCGTTCAGCGGCACGCTGCAGTCCACGGGTACACTTGACATCACGCCGTAATTAGGGCCTAACACTACACACACAACATGAACAACGGCTATATCCAAGCCGACCTGCTAGGTCGTGTACGGGGCTTAAAGTTCGGCATGCTCGCGCTGCAACAGATATCGATGGAGGCGCAACGCCTTGGGTCTGTGCTAGGCTCTTCCGTCGATCTTGCCATGGTTCCGGTCATCGTGTATTGGGGGCTGTTCAATAACTGCTACATCAAGCGTGAAGACCCCGACTTCACGTTCGAAGACGTCGTACAATTCGTCGATGACCATGTGAACGAACCGGAGCGGTTCACGCCTATCGTCCAGTGTCTGTATCAGTCGAAATTGATTGCGGGCGAACCGCAGGCCGAGGACGCGAAGGGTAAAAAAAAAGTTCGACCTGACGCATGAGACCGGATGGGATGAGCTACGCCGGCATGTTGCGGGCGAGATAGGCCGGCAGGACTACGACGCGCTCACGATGCGCGAAACGGTCCTAATCATGCAAGGCTACGCGGACCGGCAGGTGCATGACTACCGGAACACACGCATGATAATGTTCATGATGGCCAGACTGCACGCCGACCCAAAGAAAGCGCCCAAAAGCCCGGAGGACCTGTGGGAATTACCGGGCGATGAACCCGGACAACTGAATGAAGATTATCTTCGTGGTCTGTTCGACGAATTGAGACGCAAGCAAGAAGCGGAAAAGAATGGCTGACCAACTGCAGATAGCGATAGGCGCAGACGTTAGCGGCCTAGAAAAGGGCCTAGACAGGGCGCAGGCTGCGGTGGGGAAATTCGATGCATCGGTAAAAAAGTCGGTCGCAGCATCCGGGCAGGCGCAGCAGGCGTTGGTGAACCTTGGCCGCGTCGCATCTGACGCGCCGTTCGGCTTCATCGCCATTGCCAACAACATCGAACCGCTCATCCAGTCGTTCCAGTCGTTGGGCCGGCAGTCGGGCGGGCTTGGTGGGACGTTGAAAGCCTTGGGCGCGTCACTCGCCGGTCCTACAGGGTTACTGCTTGGCTTTAGTCTTGTCAGTTCAGCCATCACGGTTGCCACGCAGAAATACGGCAGCCTTGGCAATGCGGTCAGCGCAATTTTCGGAGACTTCACCGAACTGGACAAAGCGGTAAGCGATGCTGCCAAGAGTTTGGATGAGTTCAATAAAAAGGCGCAGACATCCGTACAAATCAGCGAAGCCGCGGAAGGAAGTGTCGCGGGGCAAGTGGCATCGGTCAACGCCCTTGCAAAGATTGCCGGCGATCAGACCACTGCATATGAAAAGCGCAATGCCGCGCTGAAGGAACTGGCAAGTATCAATAAGGACTACTTTGGAAATCTACGCATCGAAAACGGCCTAGTCGTTGGCCTCACTGATGCAGTGAATGGATATACGGCATCTGTTGTCGCAAGTGCAAAGGCAAAGGGCTTTGAACAGGCCATCTCGCAACTTGCGCCGCAGTTGAACGAACAGCTGCGGCTGCTTGAGGCCCTACGTACCGAACGTGACCGCATCGCTAAATTGCCCGCAAAGATTGTCGGTATAGCGGCAACGCGTGATCTGACGCAGCTAAACGAAGCGAATGCAGCCTATGAAAAGCAACGTCAAGTAGTCGAGGAACTGACCACGCGCGACAACGAACTACAGGCGGCACTAAACACGCTGACCGGCGAGTTTGTCCGGAACAAAGTCGCGGTCATTGCGAGTCAGGAAGCCACGACGGCCAAGACCGCAAATGATAAAGCCGCAGCCGCAGCGACGAAAGAATACGCCAAGGCCGAAGCCAAGCTAAATGCCGAGTTCGCAAGACGCGCAAAGGAGCGCGAAAGCCTAAGGGCTAAAGCCGGCCAAATCAGCGCGGTCGACATCTTCGCCAACCAACAGGCCGCCGAGCCGCAGATACAAAAGTCGATCAGCCTGCTTGACAAGTTGAAAGCGAAACTTGACGAGACATTCGTAAAACCGCAAAGTCTTGTCCGGGCTGAAATTATTAGCGAACAACAAATCGAGTCGGCACGCGAAAGACTCTTGCAACTGCAGGAGTTCGCCACGCAAACAGCCAATCAGTTCCTGAACTACCTAGGCCCGTCGATTGATGCGGTCTTTAGTGCCATAGAAAGCGGCCAGGACCCCATAAAGGCCCTAGGCGAGAGCATCAAGCGTCTAGTCATTGACATTGCAAAGGCTGTCGTAAAAGCCGCCGTATTCGCTGCCATCGTGACCGCCATTTCGGGCGGCACTGTCCCCTTCGGTCAATCGTTTCAAGCCGGCCTAGGGTTCGCCGGTGGCGGGGGTGGCGGGTTCAGCCTTCCGCAGGTGGGCAGGTCTGCAGCTCCATCCTTCCAATCAGGTGCCGGCATCGTAGGGGGTGGACTTAACCTCGCCGGTCAGGTGGTCTTCATCCAACGCGGCACGGACCTCGTCGGGGTCCTCAACGCCGGCAGCGCACGCATAAACCGGGTAGGCTGATGGGTGTGAAATATCGCATGGAGTGGACCAACGCGCAAGAGGATGTCTGCGTACTGTCGTTCATCGTAGATGATGACTTTTACACCGGCGATCCCATCACCATATACGGCGGTCCGCGTCCCTTCGTGCTGTCCGAGTTTAACACCGACAACGATATTTTCAAACCCATCCGTCCGCAACAGGCCACGATTGAAGTCCTGGCAAGTATCAACGGCGTTGACATTGAGGACTTCATAATCGAATCCGATGACCGCGAAATGCAAGTCCGTTTCGATTTCGGCGCATTCACGGGCTATTGGTATGGTGTCCTATCACAGGAGGACATGCAGGAAACGTGGATTGCGCAAAATCATATCCTAACCTTACGCGCAGACGAAGGGTTTGGGTCCATGCGCACCATCCCGCTGAATGACGGCACTGGGGCCGTTCTACTCGGAACCTACACGCCATTTCAGCTCATACAATACGCATCGACAGAGACGGTGCAGACGTTTTTCAACTGCAACGTCATTTCCAATCTGTTCGATGATACGATGACCACTGCATCGACGGACACGGGCATCGACCAATGTACCATAGACGCCCGGACGTTTGAGACATCGCCCGGCGTGTTTGAGGATTCCTACACTGTCCTAGAAAAGATTAACAAAAGTTGGAATCAAACTATCTTCCAATGGCAGGGCCAGTGGTGGATAGTTCGCGTCGAGGATTTGTTCGTGCCGCCCACCAGCAACATCCGAGGGTTTCAGAACAACAAACCCGTGGGCGGGCAGCGCGGCACGTTCAACACCCGGTGGATGATTAATGTCGGCTATGACGAACGGGTGAAGCCTATCATGCCGGAGATGCTGAAGACGCTCAACAAGCCGTCCAAGCAGACCACGATAAATTACGATTGGGAAGCATACGACCAGGTCGTATGCAATGAGGCGTTCAAGTACGGCACGCAACTAGGCACAACGGGGACCTATCCAAATGAGACGTACCGGTATAGTGTGCTGAACTGGACCAAGCAACGAGGCACACTACAGACGCCCATTGCTGCAGGTGGAATCTTTGAACGGCGTGTTGTCTACCAAAACACGCAGATCAGCGATGAATATGTCATCATCGACACCGAAGCCTCGCAGTCCACGTGGATGCGTTCATGCAATGTGTATGTCATCCAAGATGACCTTTTGAATTTCAGTCTGCAGTATAGTCCACAATCGAACTATGGAAGCACGCGAGTAGACGCCATCATGTTGGTACAACTGTTTGGCAGTGATTCCACCTACTGGACATTGGACGAAGATGGCAAATGGTATCAGTCAAACGCCACATGGACCACAAACGTGCGGCTTATTCAAGTCACTGTCGAATCGGGAACCGGCGCGGATTGGTTTGACTTTGAATTAGACTCAACTTTACCACGATCGGGGTATATCAATTTCCTTT